AATGGGTGACATTGCTGATGATGATGATTGGGGTTTCGACTTTGGTGGAACCTCCGATTGGTCAGGAAACGATGACAACGACGCTCAACATACCGGCACAAACTATGTAGGCACTAGTGGCCTCCTTGGTGGCGGGTCAGAATTTTTTGATGACCCTTTGGGTGACACCTGGAACTGGAATGGTTCTGGGTTTGGCAGCAGCTTTAAATCTGAGCCGACCGGCATCGATGGTTTCCTGGGTAATTTGTTTGGCATGCCCACCGGCACCACAGACAACTGGTATGGCATGATGACAGATCGCTACACCGCAAGCCCTGGGTGGGCGAACACTTTGGTGGCAAACCATCCCCTGGCAGACCGTTTTGCTAACGCGCCCCAAGAAGTGCGCGATATCTACGCAGACAAGATGAACCTAAAAGACCGAGGCGGTTTTTTTGGTGGTCTCCTGGATGCAGGCAAAAGTGCTGCCGGCCAGGGCAACAAAAACACTCAGTATGGTTTGGTCGATGTGCTTCCGGGGATTGGTGCGATCCGCCAGGTCGAGTCACAGGTGTACCAAAACAAATCTGGCAATGACCTGTTCGACATAGCCGAAAAAACTTACGCCAATATGCAGCAGCCGCATGACGGCGGTGACAACAATGTCATCCCTACAGTCACGCAGCCACACACTTTGGATCAATGCCCTAACCCGGATACATGCCCTTATCATTCACAACCGACAGGACTCGTATGAGCAACCCTTCACTAACGGCTCGACAAGCCAAGGATATTTTAGAAAACGATGTTTTTAATTTGGTCATGGAAAAGATTGAAAACGTCTACCTGGAGAAATGGCGAACCTCAAAACTAGAGGACACTGAAGCCAGGGAGACTTGCTTCATGATGCTCCAGGCCACCGCCGAGTTCAAACGCCTGGTGAGGATCGAGCTTGAAAAAGCGACGATGGAGCTTGCTAAACAGGCGCGTGAAAGAGGAACCCGAAACCCACGGGTTAACAAGTGATTTTTTAATCCAACAGAAAAGAGGATATACTTATGTCAACTCAGCAACTCTTTAGTGAGACTGGGACTGTAAGTGAGGCAGCAGATGCGTTTGAAGCAGTCCTGACCGGCCAGCCGGTAGACCAGGAAGAAAACGATGAAGCTGCGGATGTTGTTGTCGAGGGATCAACCGACGCTGAGGTTGAGCCCGAATTTGAGGAAGAGGTCGAGGAAGAGGTCGAAGAGACTGATGCCGAAGAGACCGATGACGAAGAGGATGACGACGACGAATCTGCTGATCAGGGACAAGAGGCCGACGTTTCAAGCCAAACCATTACGGTCAACGGCGAAGAAATTCAGGTTACTCTTGAGGAATTAAAGTCCGGGTATTCCAGGACAGCGGATTACACAAAGAAAACTCAAGCGTTAGCCGAACAGCGTAAAGAGCTAGACGGCGAGCTTGATGCGGTGCGCCAGGAGCGTTCAGCATACAGTCAGCTGCTCAATCAGCTGCAGAAGCAGGTTGAGCAAGGTTCAAGCGAACCGGAACCCGACTGGGGCAAACTTCTTGATGAAGACCCCGTCGAATATGTGAGACAGAAAGAGACCTGGAAGGCAAAGATTGACCGCTCACAAGCGATTAGATCGGAACAAGCCAGGTTGCAGGGTCTACAGCAACAGGAAAGTGAGCACACGCTACGTTCGCACCTCACCTCTGAAGCTGTAAAACTTACCCAGGCGTTGCCTGAGTGGGCGGATCCAAAGACTGCTGAGTCGGAGAAAGTTCGACTGCGAGATTTCGGTAAGAAGGTCGGTTTTACTGACCAGGAAATGTCGCAGATCTACGATCACCGTGCGGTTTTAGCACTGCGTAAGGCGATGCTTTACGATGAGCTCACAAGTAAGCAGCCCAAGACCCAGGCGAAAGTGCAGAAAGCAAAGACGCTCAGGGCCGGATCGGCAGCCTCGGTTCCTAAAGCACAAGACCGACTGACTAAAGCGAAACAGCGTTTAAGTAAATCTGGCAGCACGCGAGACGCTGCTGCTGCTTTTGAGTTTATTTTGTCTAATTCGTAAGGAGTAAGGACAATGGCTAAAGTTACTAATGCTTTCGACACTTATGGTGCGAAGGGAAATCGTGAAGACCTGTCTTCAATCATCTACAACATAGATCCGTTTGACACGCCGTTTATAAGTGCAATCGGTCGTCGCAATGTGTCTAACGTCACTTTTGACTGGCAGACAGAAAATCTTCCAACTGTTGATGGCAGCAATGCTCAGTTAGAAGGTTTCGAGCTTTCACGCGCAACTGCGACTCCAACTGTACGCGAGTCTAACGTGTGTCAGATCTCAAGCCGTGACGCGACTGTTTCTGGTACTCAGAACACAGCTGACGCTGCAGGCAAGGCTAAGGAAATGGCCCATCAAATGGCCCTCGTTTCTAAAGCTCTGAAGCGTGACATGGAAAAGATCTTGACTGGTACACAGGGCAAGAACGCAGGCGATGCTACAACAGCGCGTACTACTCGTGCTCTTGAGTCTTGGTTGTCAACCAACGCACTCCGCGCCTCCGATGGTGCAGACGCTACAGACGCTAACTCAGCTCCTACAGACGGCACACAGCGTGCGCTGACTGAAGACCTGGTCAAGGAAGCAATGCAGACAAGCTACATCAACGGTGCAGAGCCATCGATCTTGATGGTTGGCCCAGTTAACAAGCTCCAGGTGAGCAAGTTCACTGGTCGTTCAGCTACCCAGGTCAATGTTGGCGAAAACACTGTGACATCTAACGTCACAATCTACGCATCTGACTTTGGTGAGCTGCGCGTAGTTGTTAACCGCCATCAGCGTGAAAACACAGCATTCTTGTTGGATCCTGAGTATGCAAAAGTGGCGTACTATCGCAACTTCTCGCGCACTCCAATCGCCAAAATCGGGGATGCCGACACTGAAATGTTGATCGTGGAATACGGCCTCGAAATTTCCAACGAAGGTGCCCATGCAGCCATCGCGGATATTTTCGACACCAACGCTGAGTACGCATAATGATTGGGGGTCGGGTTCGCCCGGCCCCTTTTCTGTTGAGGCAGTATGAAAACATTACTGAAAAATGACTCTGACATTCGTCAGACCCTGGTCACAGACAACAGTGACGATGATCGGCTGACCTTTGTAACCGAGCAGAACCTCGACCCAATTTTGCGGTCGGTGGCATTGCGAAGGGAAACAGAGAATCTCCAGGGCGATTTTCGACCGGTTGCTGAGATCCCGGCGGTGGTTGTTGAGCAAATGATGCGTGACGGTTCCTGGAACGATCCGGCTGCGCTCAAGAAGTGGCTTAACAATCCTCAAAATAAATGCTTTCGGATTTGGGAAGGTAAAGTCTGATGGCCATCGATAACTATGGGCAGCTGAAATCGGCGTTAGCCGACTGGTTGATGCGAGACGATTTGACCTCGGTCATTCCGACTTTTGTCACCCTGGCTCACAAAAGTCTAAACCGCCAGGTGCGCGTTCGTCAGATGATGAAACGGGCTGTGGCCGAGGTAGATTCACAGTTTTCTGTGCTCCCGGCTGATTTCCTGGAAATGCGAAACATTCAACTGAACAACAGCGTCCCCTCTCCGCTGCAGCACATTACTGCAGAGCAGATGGACGAATACCGGTACGCCAACAACAATGTGGCGGGCAGGCCGGGATATTACGCGATTGTTGGGGAAAGCATCGAGCTATATCCGACACCAAACGCAGCCTATAACATGGAAATGGCTTATTATAGTAAAATACCTGCATTGAGTGATGACAGCAGCTCTAACTGGCTACTGTTAAAAGCTCCAGACGCATATTTGTATGGGGCATTGGTGCAGGCTGCACCGTATCTCAAAGAAGATGAGCGCATTCAAGTGTGGTCCATGCTGCATGAGAAAGCTCTAACAGAACTGCGCGACGAAGAAGAACGGGCGCGGTATATGGGAACCACCCCTAAGTTTAAAGGAAGGACATTCGGATGAGCTTTACAAATTTTCTCGAAACAGAACTACTGGACCATGTATTCGCAGGCAACAGCTACACATCACCATCTGCTGTGTATGTTGGTCTGTTCACTGCAGCTCCTGGCGAAGCCGGTGGCGGTACTGAGTGCTCTGGTGGATCGTATGTGCGTCGCACTGCGTCTTTCAGTGTGGCAGGAAACCTGGCCACTACTACAGCAGCGATTGAATTCCCAACGGCAACTTCGGCCTGGGGTACGGTCACTCACATTGGAATCTTTGATGCGTCTTCATCAGGCAATATGCTCGCATACGCGACTTTGACTGCATCGAAGACAATCGACTCAGGCGATGTGTTCCGTATTCCTGCAGGCGACATCGACATCACTCTGAACTAATTGAGATAAATCGATGGCGGGTGGTTCCTATGGCGTTGCCAATTATGACGAAGGTCATTTTGGTGTTGCGAAATATGTAGACGGGGCAGCAAGCGCATCGCCCTCGTCTGCTGTTTCAGCCAAAGGCAACCGCGTCCAATTCGTATCAGCTGCTGCAGCTTCGGGTGCGTATGGCACTGCTACCTGTAATCGCGTGCAGTTTTCAGCTGCTGCGCTTACTTCTGCAGGCGCGACCGGCAGCGTTGGATATGAAATTATCCAGGACGGTGCTGCGTCCTTAGCTTCTGCTGCTGCAGTAAGCGTCAGCGCAAATTTCACAGTGGCCGGGGCAGCTGCGTTAAGTTCAGCAGCGTCGATCACATCCTACGGGCTGCGCGTTCCACTTGGGGCGGTTATTGTCGGTCCAAGAGCGACGATCTCTTCAGCCGGTCAGCGAATTCAGCAGCCTGCTGCGTCGTTAACAGCTGAACTTACAATCGGCGGTGTCGGTAGTGCCTTGGCAACTGGTGGGGCAGCTGCGACATTAATAGAATCAGCAAGCATCGCCGATGCAGTGCGCGTTCGCGAGAGCGATGGGTCAACAGCAGCAGAAGCTGCCTTCTCGATCAACTACGCCCGTGTACGCCTGGCAGATGCCCTGGTGGATGGATATGATGCCTCAGCAGCGTCAGCTGCTTGCGAGCGCGTCAGACCGTCTGCAGCAGCCCTTAGTGGGGCTTCAGCCTCGGCTGCAGACTCGCAGCGCATTGGAGAGTCTAGTGCTGCGATCAACAGTGAAATCGAGCTTACAGCTGACGGGATTAGATATCGCACTGCATATGTTGATCCAATTGCTGAGAGCAATACAGTTCTCTCTTACTGCGAGCGGGTTAGAGAAAGTGATGTTGTGATCCCTGGGGATACAACATCCACCGCTAATTGTGAGAGAATACAGAGAGCACTAAATGTCGAGATCCTGGCGGATTCGGCTATCAATATGAGTGGTTTTATCACCGCATATGGTGCGGTCGATCCGCTCCAGGAAGACAGCGACACTTTAGTGAATGGATTTATTACGGCCCATGGGTTGCCAATTGGCATCGTGGCGGACAGCAATGTTGCCTCCAGTGGCCGGGAAAAGTGGGAGGTCATTCCTCCACCACAAACAACCTGGTCACAAATTAGCGTGCCGTATCGATAGCGAGGTCTGAAAATGGCGGATACATACACCAGTAATTACACTTTCACCCTACCTGAGCCTGGTGCCAGTACAAACACCTGGGGTGAAAAATTAAATCAAAACTGGACCGATCTTGACTCAGATCTTACGACTTTGCAGACAAGCATCACAACTTTAAACGCTCGGACGGTCACAGCCGGAACTGGATTAACTGGTGGGGGCAGCTTGGCTGCTAACCGGACGATCAGTCACGCTGACACATCGACCCAGGCTTCAGTCGACAATACCGGCAACACTTTTATCCAGGACATTGCGCTTGATGGGTTTGGTCACATTACCTCGATCAACTCGGGCACTGTTACCGTAGGTAACGCAACAATTTCTATCGCGTCCGGCACCGGCTTATCGGGTTCTGGGTCTTTCACGCTAAACAGCGGGACAAACTCAACGGTAACTCTCAGCCACGCCGATACATCAAGCCAAGGTTCAATCAATAACAGTGGCAACACTTTCATCCAGGACATTACGCTTGATGGGTTCGGCCACATTACAGGCCTGGCATCCAGCACAGTTTCAGTAGGTAATGCGACAATCTCTATCGCTACAGGTAGTGGTTTGACTGGCTCTGGGTCGTTTACAACGAACACATCAACCGATGGCACGATCACAGTAAGCCACGCAGATACATCATCTGTGGCCAATGTTGGAAACAATGGTGCCAGTGGGGTCGGAGTGACAAGTTTGAATTTCGATGGTTTTGGCCATGTTACTGGCGTAAACACCTATGATTTCGACAACCTATACCCAAGAACAACTGGCAGCGGGGCAACTGGCACCTGGGGGATAAGCATTACTGGTAACGCTGCGACCGCAACCTCTGCGACCAGTGCAACCAGTGCAACCAGTGCTACTAACGCAACAAACTCCTCCAATGTGTATGTGACTGCGAGCGCGGGGGCGGCTAACTACAAAATACCTTTCACAAACACCACCGCAAACACAAGTTCGAACCGTGGCCTGTTGTTGGACAACGGCACTGGAGAATTCACATACAACCCAGCCAGCAACACGCTGATCGCGGGTACTTTCCAGGGCAATGTTGCCTGGACAAATGTGACCGGCAAGCCAACGATTTACGCAAACTGCACAAACTGTTCTGATTTCAACAATTTGGCGAACAAGCCCGCTACAAACGCAAACTGCGCAAACTGTACTGGGACCATCGATAACTGTCAGTCGAACTGTTACGCAGGAACCGCTGGATATGCGGGGGTTTATCTACGAAAGAACGGCTCTAACCAGTTATTGTTAACATATACGAACTGCAACTGTGACTGTAGGGACTAAACCATGAAAGAAATTAACTACATTGGTGGTGCGGATCTTAGCGCACCCGTCAAATACATGATCCGTATTGACGAACCGAAAATGCAGATCACGACTGTAGGTTTGCTCGACATAACAGGTGAAGATGTGATCCTACCAGAAGGCTTTGTGCAGCCCTGGGCGCATCATGAAGACGCTGCCTTGGCGGCGAGTCCGAAAATGTTTTACAACCGGATTGATCACTCTATCGAGAATTTGCACCAAGTTTTTGACAATGTTCCAGGGCAACCAAGTGATCACATTTTTAACATGGTCTGGAAATGTACATTGGACATCGCCACGGTCGGTAAAGATGAATGGTGTGACTACACGATGCTGAACATTACGACTCAGAACGGTGGTGCTACCTTGGTCGGGGTGCGCGCACGCCTGGCTGAGTCTCGCAACTACAAAGGCGATGGTTCTCGGTACAGAGCGCACGGCGACTACAAGCATGCGGTCTGTTTATATGTGCCTTTTGCCAGAGATAATTTTGACAATGTGACTACGGATATCTTGGCAAGATGGGGATACCCACCCCACGTTGTTGGTGGGGCGATCACTAGCGAGACAGATGAGAATGTGAACCCACCAACCGGCCATGTTTGGCATACACGGTTCTGGGATGTGCAACAGTCTGCAGCGGTAACTGTTGCAGCTGACGGGTATGTTGACATCCCGCTGCAGCTGCAATGGACCGTAAATGACGCGCCTTGTGAAGAGGTTACAACTCTCAAGATTGAGCCGAAAAGTGGCTACGCATGCAACACCAGGGTGACTACTGACACCAACGGTCAAGGCGTGTGCAGGGTCGGCGCGCTTGGTTTGTCGCCAGGCGATGTTGTCGAGATGAAAGTTAACTCGCATCTGATGCAAAACCTGGGGACGCTAACCGCTACAGTGGTGTAATGCTAAACATATTCCTCGGATATGCCTGCAATTTAAAGTGCAGCTACTGCCTGCAGGCACCAATGGCGCAGCGCAGCCGACGGGTCAAACCAGATCCGTCGGTTTTCATCGATAAAGTGTTGCCCTGGGTTATCGAAAAAGACATCCGCAAAATAGCCTATTGGGGCGGTGAGCCCCTGGTTTATTGGTCAGCAATCGAAAAAATTCACCAGGCGTTTATCGATGCCGGGCATAGTTTTGACATGGTCAAAATGGCTACTAACGGCACGCTGTTCACTGAGCAGCATGTCGAGCAATGCAACGACTGGGGTTTCTACACCATTCTGTCGCAGCACCCACAATTTGGCACACCTGCCTGGGACCAGGTAATGCAGCTTGATCGCTGCAGCCTATCTTTTCTTTTTCACCATGATGAGCTGCAAGCAGATTCCTGGCTGCAGCAATGCGACGACCTGGAGATGAAATACTCTAGGGCGGTGTTTCCCTATATGCACTGGAGCAGGTCAACGCCTGGTGCTGCTCCTGGTACCGATATGACTTTTGCTGACCTGGACACGCACATACCACATTTGTGGGATCTGGCGGTCGCTGCAGCTGAGGGGCATCGTCACTGCCAGGATATGTGGAGGGGACATATTCTGGAATGGGAAGAAAAGTTAAGCCCAGGCCGAGAGGTGGTGCCTATGTGCTATGGCGACCACCAGATTGATATAGATTTAGACGGTAATCGATACGGGTGTCATCACACCGTAGAACCTGAGTTCCAAACTGGGACAATCTGGGACAAGACGGTTAGTGATAAGGCTATGAAACAAGTGCGACGCTTTGTAGATACAGAGGAATGTCGCACATGTCCTATCAACACCTGGTGCCGGGGGAACTGCCACCTGAGCCGGACGCATGATGTAGACTGTCAGCTGTCAAAATACAAACACAGAATATTGAAATGGTTAGCACCCAGGATGCCTGAAAATGATGGAAGAAGTATATTCAAGCACGACTGAGATGCAGGCTTTGTGGCCTGCGCACGTCATGCATCGTCGGTGGAACATGGGAGAAGAGTTCAACCGCAAACTATACGAATTGGCAAAACAGGACAACCTTGACACTAGGGTTGTGGACAAAAACGACCCGCGAAATGTGGGAGACGATACCAACCATCTGGGTCATGTCCGTCACAATTTTATTGAAAAGAACAAAGATCTGCCTGTCATCAAAACCTTTACCAAAATGGTAGACACCGCCTGCCGAGATTATTTGGAGACGGTCTACCACTACAGCCATGAAGGCCCGGTCACAATGATGTCAGATACTTTTTGGCAGCGACGCAGCCACCATGAAAATGTTGGCATCAACATGCACACGCACCCAAAATGCGACCTGGTGGTCACATACTACCCCTGGGTACACCTTGATGAAAACGCCACCTCCTCGCTGCACCAGGGCGCGCTGCGCGTGTACGATCCCGCCAATGTTGGTAAACGGTTTTGGCCGTGTAGGAACCCGCAAAACTATTATGGCGGTTGGTTTTCTGTTGTCCCTCAGATTGGGTCAATGGTGATTATTGAGGGTTGGGTGCCACACGACAGTACATATTTCTCAGGTGACGACAGAATGTGCATACCAATTTTATGTGATGTCATCACTCCAAACATTCACACAAAGGTAGATAGCCGTGAAATCATCTCAAAACCATGAGTTTTTACTGACTTTCGAAAGCGGGAAGCAATGGATATACAACAATATGACCAATGCTTTGACCGATCTCGACGGCAACAATGTTGTCGATAATTTGGAGCCAGGGGAATTTACTGATGCTGAGATCGCAGCTCCCTGGAACCCAATCGCAAAATCTAACGCCCCCAGGACGCTGAAAATACAGCTAGGTTTAAAATGTAACTACAGCTGCGCATACTGCAACCAGGCTACGCAGGTTGGTGATGAATTTCACACAAACACTGACGACGCTGAGGATTTCATCAATCGCCTGGACACTTGGCTTGAGAGTGAGCCCCAAAAAATCGAGCTGTGGGGCGGTGAGCCCTGGCTTTACTGGAAAAAGATTAAGTACCTGCTGCCAAGGCTGCGTGAGCGTTTCCCCAACGCCAAGTTCGGAATGATCACTAACGGGTCGCTGCTCAACCAGGAAATCATGGACATGATCGATGAGTATGACATTTCGATCACGATATCCCACGACGGCCCCGGTCAGTATTTGCGCGGTCCAGATCCTCTTGTAGATGATGAGAAACGCGCCTGGATTGATCAATTAGTAGAAAAGCGTCAGGGGAACCTTTGCTTTAACACTGTTTTGACTGCTGACAACCGCGACCCAAACAAGGTCAAAAATTTCTTTAAAAAGGAATTTGGGCCACAAGCCCACAGCGATTTCGAAGGTATCGTCAATGACTATAGTGACGGCGATGTAGGCCTGGTCCGGGAGTTTTGCCAGGAAGAATACGATGAGCTGTCCCAAAGTATTTTGTCCGGGCTGTACCAGGGCGAGCTGATGCAAACCTCATATTTTGGTGGTCGGCTGGTCAATTTCATCGAAGGCATACGCAGCGCACGACCCGCGAGCAGCGTCGGCCAAAAGTGTGGCATGGACGCATCCCACAACATCGCGGTCGATCTCCTGGGCAATGCGATGACTTGCCAGAACACTGGAGCAAAGGGGCTACATAATATCGGCAATGTTTACCGGGGAGATGTCGCTATCGATACTGCTCTGCACTGGTCGCATCGAGAAGAGTGTAAGCACTGCCCTGTCCTGCATATTTGCGCGGGGAGCTGTATGTACCTGGGCGGGGACAATTGGAGCCGGAGCTGCAACAATGAGTTTTACACTGGGATTCCAATCTTTATCGCAGCCATGTCAGAACTGGCCGAGGAACGCCTAGTTTCCTGGCAGGGTAATGTTGTAAGGCCAAACTATGAAATCCCCAAAACCAACAGGATAGCGATTACAGAAGTCGACTAGGGTATAATTTCAATAATTGTTTTGGAATTTTGCCATGAATGACGACGAGCTAGAGATAATGTTGGAACGCGCTGCCAAGCGCGGAGCGCAGCAAGCCCTTAAATCAGTCGGTTTGCAAGACGAAGAAGCCGTCCACGATGTACGCGATTTGCGTGAATTGTTGGACGGTTGGCGTGGTGTGAAAAAGACTGTTGGGCGAACTGTGGCGCAAGTTCTGACTACCGCCGTCTTGGCAAGCCTGGCAACCGGTGCCTGGTTTAAGTGGTGGAGCAATCAATAATGTTGGCCGAGCTTGCAGTATTTAACGCAGCCGTCGCGGTAGTCAAAGAGACTGTCGCGCATTCTGGCGACATTGTGAACTGCTTTAAAAGTATTGGTGAGGCTATGTCCGCCAGGCAAAAGATCGAAGCTGCAGTCAAAACTGGCGACGGCCAATCCGATCTGGAGCTATACGCAGCTCATGTACAGGCAGAAGAACAATGGAAAGAAGTGAAGCAACTGCTTGTGTATTCGGGGCATTGGCACGCATATGAAAACTTTGTTGCGGATCGGCGTGCTTCTGAAAAAGAGCGCAAGCGGATCGCGCGACAGGAAGAAGCCAAACGCAAACAATTGTGGATGGATGGCAGCATCATTGTCGGGGCAATTATCACTACGATTATGGTTATTGGGGCTTTCCTCTGGGCTATAGGGGAATTTCAAAAATGACGACCTGGTTTCTGATAGCGATTTTCATCATTCCGGGTGAAGTCAAAATCGGGATCCAGGGAATTTATTTTGAACAGGAACACTGCGAGGGGATCCGCGACCAGCTACTGGCTACCGGCCCAAAACCTCGGATTGACTATGACATGGTCTGTGTTCCTTCAACACACATGGGGAGTCTATCGTGATTCAACTGTTGACTGCGCTGCTGCCCAAAGCCCTGGACATCATTGATGATGTCGTACCGGACAAGGACGCAGCTGCTAAAGCAAAGCAGGACATCGAGAAAAAACTGATCGATGCAGCGAACGCCACTAACCTGGCACAGATCGAGGTCAACAAAGAGGAAGCAAGGTCGGGCAACCGGTTCGCGCAAACTTGGAGACCGGCAATTGGTTGGTCATGCGCGCTCGGCATATTCTGGTTGTTCATTGGGCAGCCGTTTGCGCAATGGATTATCAACCTGGCCGGAGTGGACGCAGCCGTCCCCACCGTCCCTAGCGATATGCTCCTAGAGCTTACTTTTGCGCTGCTTGGTATGGCCGGGCTCCGCACTTTCGAAAAACTCAAGGGAATAACAAAGTGATCGATAAAATCATTCTGCACTGTTCCGCAACCCGTGAGGGGCAGGACATTGACATTGAAACTATCCGAGAATGGCACATCAAAGATCGTGGATGGCGTGATGTAGGTTACCATTATGTAGTTAAACTGGACGGGACGGTCCAGGCAGGCAGACCTGTCGGAAAGCCTGGCGCGCATTGCAAAGGTGAAAACCACAACATCGGGGTCTGTTATATTGGCGGAGTCGATACCGACATGCAGCCAAAAGACACCAGAACCGATGAGCAAAAAGACGCGCTGCTTGGGCTCTTTAAAGAGATCAAGGTGAAGTACCCCGACATCAAGGTCTACGGTCACCGGGATTTTGCGAAAAAGGCGTGCCCGTCTTTTGACGCAAAGGCTGAATATGAGGATTTGTGATGCTCACTCCCATCAAAATGCCACCAGGCGTTTTTAAAAACGGCACTGAGTACGACCAAAAAGGTCGGTGGAATAATGCTGACCAGGTGCGGTGGTATCAGGGTGAGCTGCAGCCGACCGGCGGGTGGACTCGCGTTGCTGTCGATCCGCTGACCGGCAAACCGTCGACCATATTCTCCTGGCGTGACAATGACGGCGATAACTACTTTGCCATCGGTACACACCGAAAGCTCTACTACTACAGTGACGGCTCAATCAACGACATTACGCCAACCGCTTTAATTGAAGGTTACGCCAAAACCGAGCCTGGTGCGGGCTTTGGTGCCGGTCCATTTGACGAAGAAGAATATGATACCGCCAGGACATCAACCTCCCTGTCTTTCCAGGCAACGACCTGGTCAATGGCTGCGTTTGGTGAAATCCTTCTGGCATCGTCAACATCTGATGGAAACCTGTATTACTGGAACCCGGCGACCATCCCAACCCAGACTCAAGCTGCGTTAATCAGCAGCGCGCCTACTAGCCTCAAAAGCATCTTGGTCAGCGCAGAACGACATGTTTTCGCGTTTGGTGCTGACGGTGACCCCAGAAAGATCGCGTTTTCGGATCGTGAGGATTTCAGCACCTGGACGACAGCAGCCGACAACCTGGCAGGTGATCTGTTGCTAGACTCGCCAGGCGATATTGTCTGTGGTCGCAAGATCCGCAGCCAGATCCTGGTTTGGACGACTGACGACCTGCACACCATTAACTACCTGGGGGCTCCCCTTGTTTATGGTGTACAAAAAGCCGGGGACGCTTGTGGCATCGCCGGTCCAAACGCCGTGGCAGCAACACTCGATTTTGCAGTCTGGATGGGAGCGAATGGGTTTTTTATCTATGACGGCTATGTGAAACCATTAGCCTGTGATGTCCATGACTATGTGTTTGGCGACATGAATACCTTTCAAAGGGGCCAGGTCACAGCAGCTGTAAACTCACAGTTCAATGAAGTGTGGTTTTTCTACCCTAGTTCTAACAGCGATTATAATGATCGCTATGTGATCTATAACTACAGAGAAAACCATTGGTCTATCGGGAACCTGGCACGGTCTGCCTGGTCAGACAGCGGAGTCCTAGACTACCCACTGGCAGCTGACCAAGATGGCTACCTGTATCAGCATGAGCAAGGGTTTACAAACGCAGGCAGAAGTCGCGTAGGTGACATTTTTGCCGAGACCGGGCCCATTGATGTGGCTGATGGTGATCGCAATCTAGTGGTCACGCAGCTTGTCCCCAGTGGATGCCCAAATGTACCCACTTGCACCCAAGTGAAATTTGAGCTGCAGCAGGCACCACACGCCCCGGCCACAGTGGTTGGACCATTTACGTTTGGACGAGCTGACGGCACCGCCGACGCGCGGTTCCAGGCCAAGCAGCTGCAGCTGAGGGTCGAAGCGACCTCCGACGCACCATTTAGATTTGGAACATTAAGACTGGATGCACGACCAGGGGGCCGTCGATGATACTACCCACACCGCCAGATCGGTTTGATGCAGGCTATATGGTTAGGCTTAACAGTGCTTTAGAAGGCGCAGACAGATATAATCTGAAGCGTGGAGCCCAGATCGAGCTGTCTAACGATACTCAATTGGTTCTGACTTCCCCGAACGGGAATCGGTTTGTTTTGGCAGTGGCTGACGATGGAACGCTTTCAGCAACTGCGATATGACAGATATAACCACTGAATGGGCTCGCTGCCAGGACTGGATCCAGGCAGCGGTAAACGAAGCGGAAGGGCTATTTTTGATCGAGGACATAGCATCCGGGGTTGAACAGGGAATTTTTCAGTTCTGGCCGGGCGAGAAATGTGCAGCGATTTCAGAGATAATAACCTTTCCAAGGGCTAAGGCCATGAACATCATATTGGTAGGCGGTGACATGAATGAGCTGCTCGATATGATCCCATCCTGGGAAGCGTTCGCGAAGTACATGCAATGCGATCGCATTACCGGTGGTGGCCGGATTGGTTGGAATAGATTCTTGAAACAGCACGGCTTCAAAGTGGTCGGCAGAGTGGAGAAATTCATATGAGCAAGGGTGGCGGGTCATCTACGACCACATCGCGAAACGAGCTAGATCCGTTCATTAAAGAACAGGTTCAGAAAAACTTAAGCCTGGCAGACACCATTGCTGAAAAACCCTACGAACCCTATACCGGGGAACGCATCGAAGGTTTTTCAGATCCCCAGAAGCAAGCTCAACAGATGGCCCTGGACCGCGTCAACAACGGCCCGATGGGTCAACAGCAGCTTAACCAGGCACAGCAGTATCTGACGGGCGCGATAAATAGCGGCCCTCAAAACATGAACGCTGCAAGTTATGACCCGGCGATGGCCCAGGCCAATATGCTTGATCGATCACAGATCCAGAACATTGGCGCAAACCCTGTTCAAAACGCGCAGCTTTTTGCGCAGCAGACAGCTCTTGGGCAAGCTGCCCAGGCCGACGCAAGCCAAGGGCAGCTCGAAAGAGCGCAACAGGCCCAGGTCTATCGTGGTGACATTCGCGAAATGCAAGGTCAGCGGGCTGTGGATTACGCTGCATCCTACGCCAACCCATATGAAGACCAGGTCGTAAACGCTGCCATGGGCGACATCGAGTCGGCCAGGAAACAAGCCATCCAGAAAACTCAGGATCAAGCTATCGGTCAGGGCGCGTTTGGTGGATCCCGCGCAGGTGTAACGGAAGCGTTAACAAATCAGACCTACGCTGACCAGGCAGCGCGTACAGCTGCGCAGCTGCGCTCTCAAGGCTTCAACCAGTCAATGACCATGGGTGCTCAAGACGCAACCAACGCTCAGAACGCGATGGGGCAAAATATGGCAGCGGACCAGGCGGTTTCAATGCAAAACGCCGGGTTTGGTCAACAGACCAACCTGACCAACGCAGGCGCGTCCAACAACATGTCCCAGTTTAACGCGGGCGCGGATAACGCCAACAGTCAGTTCAATGCAGGCAACCGTCAGCAGATGGAAATGGCCAACATGGGTGCGGTTAATCAAACCAACGCAGCCAACGCAGCTGCTGCTAACCAAAACGCGCAATTTAACGCAAACCTGGGGCTGCAGAATAACTCCCAGGCTATGCAAGCGCAGCAAGCCAACCAGGCGATGGATTACCAGACCATGCTTGCTAATCAGCAGTCAGGTAACCAGTTCAACCTGGCAAATCAGCAAGCACTGAACCAGGCAGGTGTAACTAACGCCGGGTTCTCGCAACAGGCCAACATGGCAAATCAGCAAGCAGGTCAGAACTATCAGCAGCTGATGATGCAGGGAGCAAACATGCTGCCTGGATTGGGCGCGCAGGAGCGTGCGTTTAGCAACGAAGACATCAACATGCTCAACTCTGTCGGTGGACAGCAGCAGCTAATGGGTCAAGCGCAAAAGGATCTCGACTACGCGAACTTTGTTGAAGGGCGTGATGAGGACATCCGCGATCTGGATCTAAGGCTAAGAGCTATCGGCCAATCCCCGTACGGTTCATCCCAAACCACTACACAGCCAGTTAACAGAAACACGGCTGCAGGTGGCCTGGGCGGAGCCCTGGCAGGCGCGCAGCTTGCCGGGATGGTTCCGGCACTCGGCCCTTACGCGGGCGTTGCAGCAGGCATTGGTGGGTTACTAGGAGCATTCGGATAATGAACTGGAATCCATTCGGTTATGAAAACAAAGAGCTAGAAGAGCTCTACGGCGCGTCAGCCATGAAGATGGCCCGTAATGACAGCATGATGAACATGGCCATGTCCTTGCTAAAGGCAGGGTCACCGCAAGTGGGACCGCGTGTTGGAATGGGCGAGGCTCTAGCTGACGCATACTCATCAGGCCGGGAAGGTTTCCAGGGCAGCTTGCAGACCCGTGGCGCGCAAATAAAACTCGCTTCAGATCTGAGAAAAGCTGCCGACGAGAAAAAATACAAAGACAGCATGGCCCGTCTTTTGGGCGTTGACCTGGCAGGAAACAATGGTAAGGCTCCAGCTGCAACCTCTCCTGCAGCGTCGCCTGGTGCGCCTGCCCCCAACCCTGCAGTATCGCCAGGCGGGCCTGCGGGCAGCCTGTATTCACAGATCACTGGCGGTCCAGGGCAAGGCCCGCAAGCACCCCCACCGAACCCTGCTCAATCTGCGTCTGCAGCCAATGCAACGGCAGGGAAAGAGGAAGAGGCTTCTCTGGGTATGGCATCGAAGTATTTGAGAGCAGCACAGTTTGCTGCCGTTAATGGCAACGGCGACGACGCGAATGCGTTCATGAGGCTATACGAAAGCGCGCTTAACAACAGCCAACACTTTGTAACTATGGACACTATCAATGCAGAGCAGCTTGGCTACCCGAAAGGAACGGTGCTGCAGAAAAACACCAGGACTAATGAGGTTAGTGTTAAGTACAACCCACTGAAAGATCGTGCCCCAGAGACAAGAAACACAATCAATTTGAATAACTCATTAAATGAGAAATTCTTAACGATGATGACTGATGACTGGGATAAAGTTAATGAAAACTTCATGTCAGCCAGAGATAACTCAGCCTCGCTGTCAGATATGATGGCGGTGCTTAACAGCGGGTTCCAAACAGGAGCAGGTGCTGAGTTAACACTCGCGCTCAATAAGGTAGGACAGTTCTTCAATCCAGACTACAAAGCCGGTGATGTCACAAATGCTGAAGGATTCCAGGCTGCGTCAACCCGGATTATCTTGCCAGAGGTTAAAAAACTGGGTGTGAACCCAACAGACACTGATTTGAAATTCATTGTCACTGGATCGCCTAGCCTAGCCAAATCGACTGAAGGTAACCGCGTCATGATCGCTGCGTTGAAGCTATCAAATGACCGCGCAGTAGCGTTACAACAATGGGTCAATCAATGGCGTAACGAAAACCTTACTGTGGTCACAACAGACCCCGCAAAAGCGCAGCTCAAATACATCCAGGATCGTGACAACTTTACGCAGGA